GCTTACGTAGCTGGGATTGGTTCTTACGGTGGTATAAATCAATATAAAGATAGGATTTTTGTTGGTGATGACGGAACCAACGTGCTCCCTGTTGGTGGTTATTACTACACCTCTATGATGGAGCATTCACCAGGAGCAATCGCTGGTGTTACAAATACAAGAAATGCTGATGGTGGATTTGTAGCTGTTCTAGATTCTTCCAGAAAAGTAGATCAATGGAATGTAGATAATCTTAGATTAGATGTAAATACGATATCATCAACTAATAGTAATGGTGATATTATTTTAGATCCTAATGGGACTGGTCAAGTCAATATACCAGATAATACTTATTTGAGTTTTGGTGATTCTAAAAATGTACAGATAAGATATGATCAGGCAGTAGATTCTAGATTAGAAGTTGAAGGATCCCCAATTTACTTTGCAAATTCAACTGATTCGAGTTCTTCAACAACTGGATCTGTTACTTTTGAGGGTGGTGTTGGTGTTAAAAGAAGTTTGTTTGTTGGGGCAAACTTTACGGTAACATCTGAAACATTACTCGGGGATGTTAGAATAAAAAACAATGTCATTTCAACACGTTCTGGATCTGGAAATGTTCTGTATTTGGATCCATATCCAGATTCATTAGATAATGCTGGAAAGGTAGTTATCAAAGGTGATTTGCAAATAGATGGTACTACAACTGCGGTTAATTCAACATCAGTTACCGTTAATGAACCTATTATTCGTGTTGGTGAAGTTACTAGCGTAAGAACTGTTACTCAAGCAGCATTGTCTGGTGTATCTACAGTTAGACTAGATTCGATTGTAGGAATCAACACTGGAGATGCTGTTAGTGGAAATGGTAGTTTACCTGTAGCTGCAACTGTTACGGCATATAATATTAGCGAAAAGATTATAACAATTAGTGGAGCATTAAGTTCTGGAATATCTACATCATCACAGTTAACTATAACTCATCAGTATGATACAAATACTGATAGAGGTATTGCATTCGATTACTATTCTTCTGCGACAGCAAAAGTTGGATTTTTTGGTTATATTGATACTACCAGCAATGTAAATAGTTATGCACCAGCAACTGCATGGACATATATTCCAGATGCAGCGATTGCAAATAGCACAGTAACTGGACTTAGAGGATATCTTGATGTAAAAGGAATTTATTATCAGATTGGAGATTACAATACAAATGGAGTTGTATATTTTGATGGTTCTGGGTTACAAACATCCACTAATAATCCAGCTTCTCCAGAAATATCATCAAAACAAATATTAACGGCATTAACTGAAGTTAATTTATCTTTCTCGACAAGTGTTTCTGTTACTGCTGGAGATATAATAAAACAAGACACTTCTAATGCGTATGGTATAGTTAAAACTACTGTAACTTCGACAACCATTGCACTTATTGGCGTTGAAGGTACATTTACGAATACATATAATATTAGTAAAAATAGCGTAAGTTTATCAAAAATACCTTCAGCTACATCTACCATATATACTAATAAACCATCATGGACTTCAACTCTTGACGGGGGAACTTTTTAAAATATGCAACAGTCTAATAGTGAAGTTGATGTGAATTTACTTATCAATTTGTATCACCAAAAAATTTCTCAACTATCAAATCAAAATATTTTATTAGAAGCAAAACTGCAAACTTTAACTAAAGATTTTGAGGATGAAAAAAATCAGTTACTATCATCAAATCTTGAGTTACAAGAAAAATATGATGCTTTAGTGTCCTCCAACAAAAAATCTGAGTAGGAAAAAATGGCACAACCATCAAGTAGACAACAACTTATAGATTACTGTCTAAGGAAGTTGGGTGCCCCTGTATTGGAGATTAACATAGATGATGATCAAATAGATGATGCTGTAGATGATGCCCTACAATACTTCCAGGAACGCCATTTTGATGGTGTAGAGAGGATGTATTTAAAGCATAAAATAACTCAAGAAGATATTGACAGGGGTAAAGCAACATCTACTCCTCCAGTTGGACCTGGAATAGTTACAAGTACGGCAACTTCTACAACTGGTATTCTCAGCAACTGGTACGAAAGTTCAAACTACATTCAAGTTCCAGATTCCGTAATTGGAATTGAAAATGTATTTAAGTTTGATACTAGTTCTATTTCTGGAGGAATGTTTAGTATTAAGTATCAGTTATTTTTAAATGACTTATATTATTTCAACTCGGTTGAACTTCTCCAATATTCAATGGTAAAGTCATATCTTTCTGATATTGATTTTCTATTAACTACTGATAAACAACTTAGATTTAATAAAAGACAAAACCGTTTATATCTTGATATTGATTGGGGAGCACAAAGTGTTGGAAATTATTTTATTCTAGATTGTTATAGGATTTTAGATCCAAATCAATTTACTAAAGTTTATAATGATAGTTTTTTAAAAAAATATTTAACTTCTTTACTCAAAAAGCAATGGGGTCAAAATCTCATTAAGTTTAGGGGAGTCAAACTTCCTGGAGGTATTGAACTTAATGGTAGAGAAATTTATGAAGATGCTGAAAGAGAGTTAGATAAACTTAAACAAATAATGGCACTAGAGCACGAACTTCCACCTTATGATTTTATTGGATAATGGCACTTAATCCCTTTTTTCTACAAGGTTCATCATCAGAACAACGCCTTGTACAAGATTTAATTAATGAACAGTTAAAGATTTATGGTGTTGAAGTTACTTACATACCAAGAAAGTTTGTTAATAAAAAAACAATTATTAATGAAGTTCAATCATCAAAATTTGATGATAACTTTTCAATCGAAGCTTATGTGAATACTTATGAGGGATATTCTGGATCTGGAGATATTTTAACAAAGTTTGGAATGAGTCTAAGAGATGAGCTAACTATTACCATTTCAAAAGAAAGATTTGAAGACTTTATTGCTCCATTTATGGCAGGTTTAGATAAAGGAACTGAAAAGGGAGAAATAGTATTATCAACTCGTCCAAGAGAAGGAGATTTAATTTATTTCCCGTTAGGACAAAGAATTTTTGAAGTTAAGTTTGTTGAACATGAACAACCATTCTATCAGCTAGGTAGAAACTACGTTTATGAACTAAAATGTGAGTTATTTGAATATGAAGATGAAGTTATTGATACGTCAATTGATGAAATTGACACTCAAGTGCAAGACCAAGGATATATATCAACTCTAAAATTAATTGGGATTGGAAAAACAGCATCAGCATCGCTGATTCTTAATACTGGGTACATCAAACAAATATTTTTAAATAATGATGGGTATGAATATAAAACACCACCACTTGTAACAATTTCACCACCTCCAACAGGTAATATTGGAGATAGGGCAACGGCAGTCGCATTTACCATCAAAAAAGGCAACACATATTCTGTGGAGAAAGTTCTTCTAACAAATCCTGGAATCGGATATACTGTTCCACCAACTATTACCTTTGTTAAACGGGGAAGTGGTACTGGTGCGGCGGCAACCTGTTCTATAGAAACCTCATTGAGGGGTGTTCAAAGAATATTTATAGTTGATTCTGGAAATGGGTATGTCGAACCACCATTAGTATCAATTTCTATTCCAAAACATGTAGGAGCTGCTGCAACAGCAATCATAGCAAGTCAAGTAGTTGGTTCTGGAGTTAGTGTTATTTCTACAGTTATTAGTCAAGGAAATCCAAACTATCTATTCCCAGGTGGAACAACTGGAGGAGTATTTTATAAAACTCCTCCGATTGTTACATTTAGTCTACCAACTGGAGCAGTTGGGGGCGCTGCTACTGCATTTGCAGTTATGGGAGATTACCAAACAACAGGTGGTATAGTTTCCAGCATTACCCTTCCACCAGAAACATCTGGAACTTATTATACTTCGACACCAGCAGTCACAATAAGTCATCCTGGATATAGTTTTGCATCGGCAACAGTTGGAATTGCAGGATCATCGATTAATCCTTCTTCGATAGTTTTCAACTCAAAAGGTAGAGCATATAGAACTGCACCAACAGTTGCGATTAGTACAGGTGGAATATATGGACAAAATCTTCCCCAGATTATTGCAGTTGGAATAGCAACAATCGATATGATTACGGGAGTCGTAACTGCAATTGGATTTAATCCTACAAATGATCCTTGGTGTGTAGGAACTGCAGCAACTGTTGGATTGGGATATACAGTTGCACCTTTAGTTACATTTAATGGATTTACAAATCCTATAAATGCTGCAGCATCTGCGGTTGTTGGTACTAATGGTAGGTTGACAACTATTAACATAACCAATTCTGGTTATGGTTATGCTCAAGGAACAACTGCTTCTGTGTTTATTGAATCTCCAACTGGAGTTCCAGAACAATTTAGAGCCACTGGAATAGCAACTTTAAGAACTAACTCGGTGAAAACGGTTGGTACAATAGGAATAAGTTCTAATATTATTAGTGGAATCAATACATCAAGCATTCTTATTGGAGATAGAATAAGAACGCAATATAGATATGATTATCCAGATCCTGAAGTGAGTTTTATTCCGAGTGGAACGTATGTTTCATCGATAGGAGTCGGAACGATTTATATGTCAAAAAATGCAACTAATATTAGTGTTGGTACAACTTCTTTTGAGTTTGGAATCAATCAATGTGGTATTGTTACTGGCATTATATTGACATATGGTGGTGGCGGATACTTATTTCCACCAACAATTACAATAACAAATAATCCTTCGGAGAAGAATTATATTAATTTAAATCCTGGTATTAGTAGTGCAATTGCATCCTCAAGAGTTAATTCTTCGGGAGAAGTAGATTTAATATACATCAATGATCCTGGTAGAGGTTATATTTTAGATCCAGTAGTAAATATTGCACCACCACCAACTATAACTGGAATAGGAACTTACATGTTTAATGAGATAATTAGGGGGAGCAAATCTCAAACTAGAGCAAGAGTTAAGGATTGGAATAAAGAAACTGGCACACTTAAAATTTCTTCTGTTGGTATAGGATCTACAACTAGAGGATTTTATCCTGGAGAAAATATTATTGGAGAAGATTCTAATGCTATTTACACTATTGAAAGCTATGAGCAATATGATTTATATGATAAATATAGTCAAAATGATGAAATCGAAGAAGAAGCAGATCTAATCTTAGATTTTTCAGAATCAAATCCATTTGGTGATTATTAATGTTAGGAACTTACTATTATCACGAAATCATTAGAAAAACTGTTATTTCTTTTGGTACACTATTTAATAAAATTCATATTAGACACACAGATTCTAATAATAATAGCATTAGTGATATACGTGTTCCTCTGGCGTATGCTCCAGTTCAAAAGTTTCTGGCAAGAATACAGCAGCAACCAGATCTGAACAAACCCATTCAAATAACTTTACCCAAAATGTCGTTTGAAATGACTTCTATACAATATGATCCAACAAGAAAAGCAAATTTAACTCAAACATTTAAAGCTTCAGATGGTCAAAACTTAAAAAAAGTTTTTATGCCTGTTCCATATAATATTGGATTTGAACTTAATATTATTTCAAAATTAAATGATGATGCTCTACAAATAGTTGAACAGATTATTCCGTTTTTCCAACCATCATTTAATATAACTGTCGATCTTGTTGATTCGATTGGAGAAAAAAGAGATATACCAGTAGTTTTAAATAATATTTCCTTTCAAGATGATTATGAAGGAGATTTTTCTACTAGAAGAGCACTCATTTATACTTTAAGTTTTACTGCAAAAACTTATCTGTTTGGTCCAATAGCAGATACTACAGATGGATTAATTCGTAAGGTTCAGGTTGATACATATACAAATACAAATATTGCAACTGCAAAACGTGAAATGAGATATACCGTAACTCCAGATCCAATCGATGCAAATCCTGGAGACAATTTTGGATTTAATGAGGAGTGGGATTTCTTTGGAGATTCTAAAGAATTTAGTCCAACTCGTAGTGTTGATATTTAATCGATTATGACAAATTATGATAAACTTGACCAATCTCTTAATATTCCGAGTAATATAGTAGAGGTTGAAAAGCAATCATTAGAGATTGAAATATCATCACAACAAGAAATAAAAAAAGATGATATCAAAAAAGATTATGATTATGTAAGAGCAAATCTTTATTCTCTGATTGAAAAGGGGCAGGAAGGAATCAATGGAATTATGGAACTTGCTGCAGAAAGTGGGTCACCAAGAGCATATGAAGTTGCTGGACAATTGATCAAAAGTGTTGCTGACACAACAGATAAGATTATGAGTCTTCATAAAAACCTAAAGGATATTGAAGAAATTTCAAACAAAACACCAAATACTGTTACAAACAATGCTGTATTTGTCGGATCAACATCAGATCTCTCAAAACTACTAAAACAAGGTTTTCTAAATAATAAAGAGTAAGTTTATACTTTAATGAGTTGGTCTGACAAATATAAAAGATCAATAGATTGTGATTCCCCCAAAGGGTTTTCCCAACGTGCTCACTGTGCTGCTCGTAAAAAAAGAGCAAAGGGTGAAAAAACTAAATCAAAATCTCCTTTTAATGAGATGATGGAACATTGTGGGTGTGAAGATGATGCAGTTAATGAACTTGAATCTGGATTAAAAAAACTAGATGATACTTCTTACGGTTCTATTGACCATTTAATGCGTCGTATTATGAAAAAACATGATATGACTGCAAAACAACTTCATAATGCATTTGTTAATAAGCATCATAAAACTCCTGATACTTGGATTAAAGA